TGGTGGCTCTAGCAATAACTCCGGCGGTGGCGGTGGTGTTGGGATATTCGGCCAAGGAGCTAACGGTGCAGGTGGCACAGGTTCTGGTGGTACTTGGAGTGGGGGCGGTGGCGGCTCTAATGGCGGCGCCGGACAAAGTAATACAGCAGGAAGAGGGGGCGGTGCTTATGGTGGCGGCGCTGGTGGTGGCTGGAGTGGTACTCCAGGTGATGGTGCGGATGGTGCTGTTAGAATCATCTGGGGTGACAGAAGTGGTACAACTGCTAGCTTCCCTAACAACGCTGCTGAAGCGTAACGCTTCATCAATTTAAAAAAGGAATATTATGAATTTATTTATTAAAATAGAACAAGATGTAGCTGTAGGCTATCCACTAATAGAAAGTAACCTCAGATATTTGTTTCCAGATTTACCTACAGGTTTCCTGCGAGCAGAAGTGGTTAACCCATTAGGGTATGCTCCTTATACACAGGTTCAGAAACCGGTTTCAGAAGATTTAACTAAAGAGTATGTAGAAGGTACTAGTGTCAAAAACATCGATGACTTCTATGTACAAACTTGGGAAGAACAAGATAAGGTGTTTGCTTCAGAAGAAGATAAAGCAAAAGCAGTAGTACAAACAACAGAGAATAGACTTGAGTCTATTAGACTTATTAGAAACAATTTATTAGAACAGACAGATAAATACGCATTACAAGATTTAGTAATGACAGATGAGATGGTCACGTATCGACAAGCACTAAGGGATTTACCTGAAGCTGTAGATGTGAGCAATCCACAGTATCCTATAAGTCCTATTCAACCTCAGAATGATATTAATTTATGAGATGGGTTTAAATCTGATAAATAAGTTAAGACCAGTAACGTTTTATTGGAAATGCTGCTTTATTAGCACGTATAGAAACACTTGAAAATTCATAACACAACAAAGGAAATAAAAATGGATACACCAACAACAGAAGAAATCGCACAACATTATTCAGCAATGATGGATTCAGTAAATCTTATTAACAACGGAAAACCTGAAGGAATGGATGATACTGAATGGACTGACTGCTTAGCAAGAAATAAAGAGCATCTAGAAATTATGTTAACTAGAGATTTTTGGACTACAGAAGATATGGCACCTGTTAATGCCGCTATTGCACTATAAATAGTAATATACCTTTAAAGTACTTACGAGAATAATATGTCAAAATCAAGAGACTTAGCTAAAGTAATTAATTCGGATGGGGGGTTAACCCTTCGCGGTAATACCCTATTTGAGACAGATAATGCTTTTGATATAGGATCGGCGGAATTTAAGGTTAGAGATCTATTTGTATCTTCAAATTCACTTTGGGTAGGGGATGAACATAAACTATCCATTGACGCCACAACAGGAAAGTTTAAAGCTCGTAAAAGAAAGAAAGGTAAAATTCCTAAAAAACTTAGAGATAGGTTAGTAGGGTCTGGTAAAAGGTTTGCTAATGATACAGAATTGAAAAATCAGTTTATTGCTGATTTTTTCACATCAAAATCCGGTAGTAGTCGTAAGAGTAAGTATAATACAGGGTCAGCTGATTTTAATCCAGATACTAAAGCATGGATAAAATTTATAAAAAATCTCGGAATAAAGAGAGATGATGGGAAAGATTATGACTCTCCAGAAGATATTATGGATGATGATGATGATTTTGATGAAGATAAAGATGATGATAAGGTTGACGCAACACAGACTGCAACATCATCTACTCTTGGTTTAGTTAAGATAGGGTATACTGAATCAGGTAAGTATTATCCGGTGGAATTATCTTCTGGTAAAATGTATGTTAATGTACCTTGGACTGATACTAATACTGATACTAATACACAAGTTACTGTAAATAATACATTAACATCTACATCTACATCAGAAGCTTTAAGCGCTAATCAAGGTAAAACACTAAAAGGTCTAGTTGATGGTAAAGCAGCTAGTTCACATTCACATTCCCAATACGCAGCTAGTTCACATACTCACTCTCATATTAGACATATAACTATTATAGCAGTTGAAAAAGATACCGACCTTGCTAATGGGCTTGATATTATAGGGGCTTTTGAACTTCCGTTCTCAGGAACTGTAAATTCTTTTCGAGCGAAAACGTCTACCGGTACCTGTACAGCTTCAGCAAAAGTTAATGTATCTGGAAATTCAAAGTCATTTAACTCTAATGCAACTACTGCAGGAGTAACGTCAGATGTAACTTCATTTAGTACTTCTTTACGAACATTTAATACAAATGATGATTGGACAATAGATATAGCTAATGCTTCTGGAAAGGGTTTAGTTATTACTTTAACTATAGAGGAGGCATAATATGACTATAAGATGGTATGATATGTCAGCAGCATCTAATGGTTCTGGTACTTACGCTTCACCTTATGATGGTACCCAATTGGTATCTTGGAGTAGCGGTGATGAGATCAGAGTAAGATCTCATTCTATTGCAGACATGACTGAATTTACATTTACAGGAACTATACAACAAGTGCTTGGGGGCGAGGCCGGTGACATTACTAACACCTCTGGTTCTACACATCCACCAACAGGATCTATCCTAATGAGGGATTCCGATAAAACCTGCTTTAGAATAGGTTCGGTTTCAGGGAATGTGTATAAATCGGTAGGTAACAGCTTTAGAGATAGACCTTGCTTTGGTTTCTCCACAGCCCCCGAAACGTTTAGAGTTATTAAAGCAGAATATCATCCGACTAGTGGCCAAAATCGGTATCTTAGACCTTCAAATAACACTAGCAACAATACCTATACGATTACAGACGGATGGACTTCTGAGACTACTAGAGTTCCTGGTACAGACGACTCATCTAATTTAAATTACCTAACACTTGTTGCAAGCCAAAGAGGTGATACTAGTTACAACCTTGTCCTGTATATGAGCTACTTAGGTACTAATTCTACAGTTGATTTAAGATGTACGTCAATAGTTAGATCTAATAGTACTTCTAAATATTCCAAATTAGAAGTACAATATTGTACTAATCTTAACTTTAAATTTCACCAATCAGGGAGTGGTTATTATTATGGTGGTTTTTACATTTATCAGGTCAAGGATTCATATATACAAATAAATTATCAAGGTGCCCAATATTATGGTGGACTAAACACTTCTAATTTTCCTGGGTACTGTAGTGGTACAGAGTTTCATATGAAAAACTATCAGGTAGAATATTGGTACTCTAATATGCAAGGAACCAGTTATGCTGGTGCTCACATACATTATTATAAGGTTTACGTGAATTATCATCCTAACCCTATGATACAATATTCTAACAACAGTCAGGTTAGTCTGTCTTTTCATGATGAGATTCAAGCTGGGCAAAGTTCCACTATTCAAGGAATGTTTATGGATCTAAAATCTGTATATTTCGGTCCTAACTTTAAACATTCTAAGGGCCATTTTACTAATTATTCTTACAGTAACACCACCACCATTGCTGGTATTTTTGATAAACGCTATATTAATACACCTACTATAAATATGATGAAACCTGCCGCAGGACAGGTATCAAAAGTTACAAATGATTCGAATTATATTTCCTTTACTTCTGACATAAATCAGAATTTCTATTTTTATACTTCACAAGGATTTTACCCAACGACGCGGGACGATGGGAATCGACAACAAGTTGTAGATATTGAAGTTAATTATGACACTACCGTAGGTGGTTATAATACTAGTTATGCACCTGCAGGGTGTTCTACATTAATAAATAAATGGACTAACGGAGTAAGACAGACAGGAACAGATGATACCATTGAATGGCATGGGGGAAGCAATAACCAGTATAATTATGCTCTAAAAATTACTAAAGACACGAGTATGTATAAAACTACTTCCCCATCTCTTAAGATGTACCAACAGTCATACAACTCAAACTACAATTCACAAGCTTTTGTAAAATCTGTAAATCTTCCAGTTAATGGTAATAATTCTAATACATTTACAGTAACAGGTTGGGTACGTTCGTCTGGTATGAGCTTTCTTACTGATGGTTTAGTTGCTAGAGTAATATATAATGGAAGTGGTAATACCGATTTAAAAGCTGAAACTAAAATAAATAGCTTAGGTACCAATACATGGAAACAATTCTCTGTATCCTTTGTACCGTATGATAAACAGTTGGCTCAATTTCAATTAGTAATAAATAATAGTAATTCGGGTACAATGTGGTTATCAGATTTAGAGGTGAGCTAATATGGATTGGATATTGTATGGATTTATAGATCAAGAATACCCCGCAGATTATTCAGGACATATATTAGATTTTGTTTCTGGATGGTCAGGTAATGTGGGCGGATCTGGAGGTTCCACTTCAGCACCATTTAAACCAATTATGTTTATATATTAGGAGTATAATAATGGCTTTACAAGGATTTGTCACCACATCGGCTGGGAGACATATTGAAGATCAATATATTAGAATTGAGGAAATTGATATTAGGAATAGAAATACTCAACTAGTATTAACCATAGGGTATCATGACTCTAAACCTAGCGATTCCTCAGAATTTCCATATGAAACTACTTTTATAGAAGTTCCGTATGATATTGATTCAGAAGATAATACAGTAAAACAAGGGTATAATGAATTAAAGAAATGCCCACCTTTTGATACTGACCACACAGATGTATAAGTTATTCCTTAATGTATAAATACCTTTATATAGATAAGGTAATGGACCAATTATGACTTTACAACCAAATTCAAGAGAGACCCTAGTTAACTATTGTTTAAGAGAACTAGGGGAACCTGTACTTGAAGTAAATGTGGATGAAGATCAATTAGAAGATCGTTTAGATGAGGCTTTTGAGTTTTGGCAAGAATACCATTCTGATGCTACAAAAAAAGTATATTTTAAACATCTAATAACAGCTGAGGATAAAGAGAACAAATTTCTAGACTTATCTGATCAGATTTTATGGGTAGATAGGATATTACCTATAGATGCTTCTGGGTCTAATTTCCTCTTTGATATTGAGTATCAGATGAGGTTGGCTGATATGAACAGACTTATGTCAATGGGTGGTATTGCAGAATATACTATGATGCAATCATCATTAGCCCTTTATGATATGAAATTAGGATCTGGTACAACAGAGGCCATTAGATTTTCTCGACATGAACACAAGTTATTTTTAGATGTAAATGATAATGAGCTAGAAGTAGGAAGTTATCTACTAGTAGCTGCATGGTCTATTGTAGATCCGACAACTGTCTCCGGAGTATATAATGATCGTTTGTTGAAAAAGTATCTTACACAGCTTATAAAGAAGCAGTGGGGTCAGAATTTAATTAAATTTGATGGCATGGTTTTACCCGGTGGAATTACTTTAAATGGTAGACAACTATATGATGATGCTATTGCGGAGATTGAAAAGATAGAAGCAGATATTAGGTTATCGTACGAGCTCCCTATTGACTTTATAATAGGTTAATAAGTTATGGCAACTAATACACACTTTAATCATAAAGTAAAATCAGAACAAAATCTTTATGAAGATATTATCATTGAATCTCTTCAGATGTTTGGGCAAGATGTTATGTATCTACCTAGACATGTTATAACAAAAGATGATATATTAAATGAAGATTATGCTAAGTTTGAGAATGCTTATTCTATAGAAATGTATATAGAAAATACAGAAGGATGGGGTGGTGAAGGCGATCTTATGTCTAAATTCGGACTTCAGATTAGAGATCAAGCTACATTTATTGTATCTAAATCAAGATGGGAAAAGATACTTTTTTCAGAGAATCAGATTCGTCCTTTTGAGGGTGATCTTATATATATGCCATTATCTAATGCTATGTTTGAGATATCTCATGTAGAACATGAACTTCCTTTTTATGCACTTGGTAATCTACCTACATATCAGTTACATTGTAACCTCTTCGAGTATGCTTCAGAAGAGTTTAATACATCTGTTCCAGCTATAGACCAATTTGAGTCTATTCATGCTAATTATAATGTATTCGGTATTACAAAGTCAGTTCCACAGCTATTTACTGTAGGTGAAATAGTAACACAAGCTACAGATACAGTAGATGTTACCGTTATAGGGGAAGTATCTAAAGAAGTACTTTTCACTCCTACTACATCCAACATATATATTACTAACTCTCACGGGTCAGACGGGAAAGGTAGGGAATTTCAGATATCCTCTATATATCCTATTGTGGGTGGAACATCTAACTCAACTGCATTAATTATTTCTGATGCATCTTCCTTATCTAACCCTAATACTGAGGAATCTAATGTAGATTCTAATATAGCATTTGACAAAAACGCGGATTCTATAATTGATTTTTCTGAATCTAATCCGTTCGGAGAACCTTAAATATGTTTGAGACACCTTTCTATAATAAGCATATAAGAAATCTTGTATCTGTATTCGGAGCATTATTTAATGATATACAGATACAAAAAAGAGATGCTGCCGGTAATATACTCGAAACTAATAGAGTACCTTTAGCGTATGGGCCTAAACAAAAGTTTATTGCCAGACTTGAAGAAGAAAAGAATCCTCGCGAAGAGGGTATTGCTATTAAACTCCCAAGGATGGCATTTGAGATAACTTCTATAGATTATGATACTACAGCTAAGCTTAATAAAAATATTAAAGATGCCTATACACATCCTACTGATTCCTATAAGAGAAGGTTTCTTAGAACATTCGCACCATATAATATAGGATTTCAGTTATCTATATTAGCTAAGAATATGGATGAAGGTCTACAGATAATAGAACAGATATTACCATTATTCCAACCTGATTATACTGTAACTATTATAGAAAACTCTAATGTTAATAGGAAAACAGATATTCCGTTTACACTACAGGCTGTAAATTTATCAGAAGACTATGAAGGGGATTTCTTATATAGAAGAACTATTATATATACATTAGATTTTACATCAAAACTAAGATTTTATCAAGGTATACAAGACTCAGGTATTATTAAACATACTGAAGTAGGTATTATAGATACTACCAGAACTCCACAGATACTCCTAGAAAAAGTTAAATCTGATGTTGATCCAGCCACATCTTCAGGATCAACAGAAGTTATTCCAGGATCCACTAGAATTCCTACACTCCAAGATTTAACTAACAATATGGTTACTCAAGCACAATATGATGCAGGTGTAGCGGCAACAGCGGAGTTCTTAGTAACTGGTGTTGAGTCAGTTATTACTGCAGCTGAAGTTACAATAGCCACTTATACTATTAGTGATCCTTACGAAATTATAGATACTATTGACTACTTTGTAGAACATTAAATATGAATAAAGATATTGATTCTGATTATAAGTATATTAGATCATCATTATATAACCTTGCAGACAAAGGAACTGAGGGTATAGAACTCATGATGGAATTAGCACGTGAGTCTGAGCACCCTAGAGCCTTTGAAGTGTTATCTAATATGATTAAAACCAACGCAGAAGTTGTTGAGTCATTAATGTCTCTTCAAAAAGAAAAATCCAAATTGGAATTAACTGAAGCCCCTATTCCTAAAACAGGAATTACTAATAATAATGTATTTATTGGGAGTGCTACAGATCTTCAGAAACTATTAGCTGATAAGAATAACGACATTATAGAACATAAATAGTATATCCTAAATTATGTATTATTATTATATTATTAAAGTTAAGTCTAATCTGATTAAAGTTGGTATTACAAAGAATCTAACACAAAGGATGAAAGCGTACCGTACATCGGACCCATACTTAACGTATTATAAAACTTATGAACTTGATCTTAACAAAAAAGAAACTCTAACCCTAGAAAAGACAATATTACAGGAATTGCGTAGATGGTACCAATGTAGATCCGAGACTATTGAATCTGATAATCCACGTGCTATTAAGATGATTGTTGAAGGTATTATGGAAGAAATATAATGAATATTATTGAAAAGTATAAAGATACATTTGATGCTCTAGAAATTATGAGAGAAATGGAACCTAATATAATCTATACACACTTAATATCTTTAGGTAAAAAGCTACAAAATGATCCTTTAT